AGGCCCCCCCATCCGGGGGGACCTGCTTTCAACCCGATAGGATCAGTCACATGGCAACTATAACGAAGACATACCAACAAACGTTTACCGGATCGGCGTATTATAAGACCGGGACGAAAGACCCGATCTGCACCGACCAGACGACGTATTATGGCAGTACTTCCGCAATTTGCACGGTGACTGACACCAAGGTGACCGCGAAATCCATTCGCGATGCATCTGGGTGGCGCCCTCCTCTCCCTTATAGCCGTACAATCACTAGCACGAATGCTAGTTTGATTGTAACCCACCCTTTGGTGGTTGCCCCTTATTTGTGGCCGGCGCTGTATTGCATACAGGCGAAAATGTTAAATCGCCCTGTGAGCAAAAACAAGAGTTGGAGTGCGTATGCTGGGTCGACTACCGTTCCACAGTGGATACAATCCGAGGCTGTGAACGGCGCTCTGAACAAGCTTAAGTCAGACGTAGATCTGTCTGAGATGTTTGGAGAGGCAAGAGAGTCCGTTGCGATGATCCATCACCGTATACGAACCGTTGCCTCGATCTGGCGTGCCTGTAAAAGGATGGACTTTAGGAGTCTCCGCAAGATCTTTCGCGGAATCCGTCAACCCATCCGACGCTGGCATTCTGGGAAAACCGCCGACCTCTGGTTAGAGGTTCAATACGGTTGGTTGCCCTTGTTGTCTGATATCTATCAGATATTTAATGCACTTCGGGACGGCATCATTGCCAAACCTGAAGGCTTTAAGGCAACCGTGAAACGGAAAGTCAAAGATACCACATCGTGGTCGTCCACTACTCTCCGCACTTCTCAGAATCTCCAGTATTACGGCATTGACTATCGGTACGAGGGCGTAACCGAGTATCGTTGCATGGTCCGTCTGGACTACTGCCTCGAGAACCCGGGTTTAGCGGCGGCGGCGTCATGGGGTTTAACAAATCCTGTGAACACTGCTTACCAGCTGACGACCCTGTCATTCGTCCTAGATTGGTTTCTTCCCATCGGGAAATACCTTTCTGCCCTCGATGCCTCTTTAGGCTGGAAATTCTTGGGCGGGTCTAAGACGACGTTCGTAAAGCAGACTGTAGATAGGGCTCGTTTTATGGGCTACTGGTTTCGTACTGCCTCATATCCTTGTGGCATACCAGCTGACCCCGAGCTAACTCCTATCGCCCATCTTCTTGGCTGTCCTAGCCATCTTTATATGGAGCGATCTATCTATTCTGCTTCCCCGGGTCCGATGTTACCTTGGATTGGTAAGGACCCATTTAACCTCCGGAGACTCTTAACAGGACTCGCGTTGATCCGTCAGCGCGCGTGAAAACAGGTGAGCTAGTATGATTCGAAATCAACCGCGCCCTAAAAAGGCCTACGGTGTGGGTGTAACTCCCACCATCCTGCTCTCTGCGGTACTGGTCACTGCGCCGGGCTGCTCGGATCTTCAGAATCTGACTCGCTTCGAAACGAGCCCAGTAACTGTCGATAAGGTCAGCTTTGACGTAGAGTCTCAGTACCTCTGTTTCGAGTTCTCCATTAACCCCTAACTCTAAGGAGTATGCTAATATGGCCACTATGGCCAATATCGTCGTACCAGACGCTGCCTCGACGCCCGTCGATCACACCTTCGTCCCTGTGGACTTGGTGGACGGACTTGCCCACTGGCAGGAACGTGCCGCTGACTCGAGTGTTGGCTACTGGGATCTGAATCTCAGAAGCCGCGCCCCGAGTAAGCGGGATGGCACCGGTGTATACAAAGTGACTACAAGTCTCCGTATACCTGTTGTCGCTGATGAGACTGTTAACGGGATCGTCATGCCTAAGCTGGTGAGGTTTCACCAAATCAGCGTAACGCATTTCATGCCCGCCGATGGCCTACTTCAGGAGCGCAAAGATGTTCGGAAAATCCTTTCCGGGATTATCAACGATAGCCAGTACTTGGACGTCGTTGAGAGCCTTGGTTCGCCGCGTTAATGAGTTGGAACCCTCTTTTGGGTGCCATCTCCTCTTGCTGACGGTGGTCCTCAGTGGTGCCTCCGCCTGGTACATTCTTGACCAGGGCGAAGATGAGGCATTCTGTTTGGACACATCAAGGCTCCTTGCGCCGGGGGGTAAAACCCCTAAACGACAACCTAACGTGGAGACATTCAATGTCGCACAAGCACTCTCCGTTTCCGAAGGTGCAAACCGGTGTTCCTAGCCACACCATGTCCTTCTGTCTTTCTATTCTTGAAGACATTAGGACTCCCCTCAGCCTTGCTATCCACCAGGAACTTTCTTCCCAGAAAGTAAACTGGAGCAAGGTTGCGACTGTGGAGTTTAAACCTCACAGTTACACCGAGATTGAGACGTTCAAGCGGGATTATCTCGCCTCTAAACTTCTCTCCAAGTATCCGAACGCGGACCTTGGTATCGACCGGGCCAAAGTGGCACTCGAGAAATTTCGGTTATCCGAGCTACGTTGTCAGGCTGTCAATGAGACCCTGGAGGGAATGCTCCGCACTGGTAACAGTGTGGCGGCGAGCGTTGTTTTTATGGCTCGTCGGAAAATAGCAGACCTTCTCCCAGAGTTGAATTGGTACGACCTGGCCGCGGGCTTCGGATGGGGGCCTGGTGCTTCGACCTCAAAGAAGCGCCAGAATGGTGACGCGGCGTATAAGTTCGGTGTTACAACCGACGCGTCGGTTAATATGAGACCCCTCCTGCCTCTCATCCAGAGTTGGCTGGACCCTTGGTTCCCGGAAATCCGGATCGTGCCAGGGGGGAGGGGGACAACCGTCCCGAAGGACGCGAGGGGCGACCGATTCATCATGATTGAACCAGATCTCAACTGCTTTGTGCAGAAAGGTCTGGGCATGATGTTGAGGAAAGCCCTTCACAAGGTAGGACTGCTCATCGGAAGCGAGAAACTCAATATAGACTCACGGCGTAGTCCCTTAGCGGGAGCCCGTCCTAGTCGTGTTGAGCCTCGTGACATACTCGACCTTTCTGAAGTTGGCCTTAGGGCCTTCGTTAAGCAGATCGAGTTCCGCAATTCGTCGGGCGTGACAGCCCAAACCAGGAACCAGGAACTTGCCCGCGAGGGCAGTATCACCGGAGAACTGGCGACGATTGACCTGTCCTCAGCAAGCGATTCCGTCGCACTGAGGTTGGTTGAGGAGCTTCTACCCCAAGACTACGTGAGACTAATCTACATGTGTAGGTCTCCCGTATGCGTCATGCCTGATGGAGAGCAAGTCAGCCTCCATAAGGTATCTTCCATGGGTAACGGGTTCACGTTTGAGTTAGAGACCCTGATCTTTTGGGCCTTGGCTCGTAGTTACGTGGACCTCATGGGAGATAGGGAACGTCGTGTTGCGGTCTATGGTGATGACATTATTTTGTCCTCTCACTCTGCCGAAGGCTTCTCTGAAGTACTGGCAGACCTAGGGTTCTCTCTAAATCTAGAGAAGAGCTTTTGGCATGGTCCCTTCCGCGAATCTTGCGGAAAGCACTACTGGAGTGGCACCGACGTTACGCCTTTCTATGTCCGAGACGAGTTGGATTCAATTCCTCGTCTTTTCTGGGCTGCAAACTCCCTCAAGGAGTGGGCACGCTTACCCGGTTGGGGCCTGGATGGCTCCGTTGAACCGACGTACAACCTAGTGAAAACTTGGTTGCCAGAGTGGGCATCAGACCTTGTCGTTCCACCATCTATTGGCCGAGACATTGGCCTTTGGGTGGACCTTGACGAAGCCGTGTCGAATAGGCACGTAGTCAGGGATTACGCCAGATTTGGCGGCTGGTTATGCAGGGGGTTAACCTCTAGCACGAAGGCCGTTAAATGTGATACGACTGGGCGCTTGTTGAAGAGTTTATTTCTCCTTCAGCAGGTGGGGGCCGTGGGCGATCACGCAGATCCGATGAGGCAAGGGCCCTACAAGGTCCAAGCTCCGTTTGTTCTGCGACGTCGTGAAGACGGTAAAGAGGTGGCTGTGAAGCCATCTCGATACATACGCTCACAGGGTTGGGAATCGTTAGGAGATTGGTTGTCATCCTAACGGACTTTTGGTGCGTCCATTGCACCGATGGGGCCGGGCACCTTTGCCCGGCACTTGGCTAGAGATAGCCAATAGGGAGG